GGGTCATGGCCTTTTGCGCTGCTTCCCTGACGGCTGCTTCGTAATCGCTGGTTTTCTTGGGCGTGTACGTCCGAACAAAGCCGCCGATCTTGCTGAATTTTGGCCTACCCTTTGGCACTGGGTTTATGTCCAAGTGAAACGTGACAGAAAAGGTCATTTTTCTATGCTCATCCAATACAGCAATTCTGTTGTTGCTTTTTTGCCACGCTTCTTCTCAATGTCCCCAATAACGTCGGCCCACCAGCCTCGAGCTTGCATAGAACCCAGTTCCTTCGCTTTCGCTTTGTAGCGCCTGATCCACTCCCTCGCTTCGCATCTTTTCATATGCTCCAAGGTCTCCGGTGAGCCATAGAGCTTTGTCAACGATTTGAGCGGGGTAGTGGACTCCATCTCGGACTTTGTTGAGGATTTTTTGGGCTTGGTCATGTGTCACTTGTCTGCCTCCATTTCGATCAGCTTATCAAGGTAATGGCGAGCTTTCCTTAAATCGTCAATGCCGCCCTTTGTTCTCCAGCGGCTGACGTACTTAACAATATTTCCCTCAAAGTAGTTGAGCTTGTTTGCCGCTATGTAGTCCCAGGGCTGAATCGGCGTTTTGTAGTGCTCTCCAGAGACTTGATGATCGTTAGCACTCATGATCCCCTCCTGATCTGAGCAAGGCGCTCCCGAATGTGATCCGGCATGGTGGTCGCACCTTCCATGCGCTCCCTGTACTGTTCAGCCATCGTGACCTTCTTGGGCGGCTCTGGAATCTCTGCTCCATCCCACCGCTGCTGGTTAAGATAAACGAGCGGGGCCGGGATGAAAGCGCCGTTATCTTTACGCCATTGGTCAGTAGTTTTCATCCACTCAACGTGCTTCAGGATCTGGTCAGCACAATGCTCGTACAAACCTTTTTTCCACTTGGCTTGACAGGCTGATTTTGCACCCTTGCGCGGCGATTTAGGCCATGCTGTCCAGAAGAGATCAAATCCCGATTCAAACATTGTTCTTCTCCCGTAGCTTGGCTTCGATGGCTCGGGCAAATGTGATGTCGCAATCGTAGTAAATGCCGTTATGCTTTTTTGCCAAAACCTCAATCTCCTCCTCCGTCAGCGGCTTGCGCTGCGGCGGGGTGGTGTAGAGTTTGTGCAGGCGCTCGTATTTTTCTAGGCTTGAGTCAATCTGCAAGTCTGTCAGCAAATCAAGTTTGCCTTGGCTATTTCGCACCACCCATCCAATGTGCGGCTCCTGCTGCTGTGCTGGCTGATTTTCAATCGCCTCGCGCTCACCTTCGGTATATCCAGCCATCCATGCGGCGCGGACTGCTTCGCTTTCCTCCTGCTCCGGCTGTTTGCACTCAGGATGCACTTCCTCACAACCGTCCCAATGCGTCCGTAGCGGCTGCTCCATTGCTTTACGGTCAGTCATGTGTTCTTCTCCTGAAGCTGCTTCATCAGATGAAAACAGTGCTGCTTCCAGTGGTCTGCCTGGGATTTCGCCCAGTCCAACTGTCGTGAATCGTTCTGCTGCAACCGTTTACGTAAGGACATAACCACGAGCAAGATATCGCTGTACTGCATCTTTACCTGCGGGTGGTCGCTGGTCAGGCTGGTAAGCGCCTCCAGCGCTTTCTCAAACAACTCTCTGTCGGTCATCATCTACTCCTGCTCCTCCAGAAAGAGAACAGCGGCAGGCGGGAGGTTCGCTTTTCAGTCTGTTCATGACTCCAGACCTAGCCGTGTTCAAACAATACTCATCCAAGGGTGAGAAGAGTCGTTATCTGACTTCTCTCCCGCTCCAGGCTTTCTGTCTTTGACAAAAAAGCCCCAAGTGCCCATGAGGGATTGATTCGCTTATACATCTGGCCTTGTCTCACCATGTACCAGATGCTTTACCAGTCGCTCAATCTACGCTGGTCGGCAGGTGCGGGGTGTAACGCCCTGTCGGTGTTTCTCGGGTTCAGTCCATGCAGACCATCAGCTAACGCGCCCTGACGGTTGTCCAGAAAACAAAAAAGCCGCTTAAGTTCTATCCCTGGTAGCGGAACCCCGGGGATTCCGGGGCCAGAGATAGACTTAAACGGCCTCATTTGCTGTCCGCTACGACAACGATTGGCATTCTATGGATCTTTCTGGACTTGTCAAGTCCCTGCAAACCACTCGGGCTTTAGGACCATCAACTGATACAGACGGCCCTTCGGAATCGTTGTCCACTGGTTAACCGCTCCCCGGCTAATGCCAAGTAGACGCGCCAGATTGCTCTGACTGCCTGCCCTTTTGATTGCGTCATCTTTAGTCATTGTGGGTTGTCCTCTTCATCGAAGTCCATGCTCAACGGGTGCGGTATGTCATCGTGAACAATCAGCCCGTCTACTGCCTCAATGTACCGGCCACAGACCACACAGTAGTAGCCATCATCGTCTTCAATCATGTTGTGATTGTACTACGCTTGTTCAGCAATCTACACATTAGGGAAAATACCAATGGATTGTGGTAAGCAATCTATACAATGAAGGCATGGCTAAGACAGGAAAAGCATCCCCGCTCTACGGAAAACTGATGACTGCGACACTATCCAGTCAAGTAAAAGAACTATGGTATTCAAGAGATGAAGAGCTACCAGAGCTGCCCAGGCATGGCTGGTCGTTTGATCTGGTCACCGACATGGAATCAGTGGAGAACAGGGATCTGCTGTTCAAGATCCTGGAGGACTGCCCATTGACAGACCGCGAGATGCTGGCGATCAAGCTGATCGAGCATGAAGGCTACACCCTCGATGAGGCGGCGCAGGAGCTTGATTGCGGCAGAGAACGTGCTCGCCAGATCCATATGAAAGCCCTCAGAAGGCTTCGCACTCATCAAGTAAAGATCACAGGCCAGAAGTTGTGGGAGCTTGAGTGCATCGTTCAGACCTGGAGATCGTGGAAGTGGTCAAGAGTTTCGCCTTGGCTTAGGGAAAGTACCTATTCCAACGGTGTTTAGACCGCTATACACTCTCTCCCATGCCCTGCCATCCCGGCTGGGTCTTTTCAGGAGTAAAGATGGAAAACGCAAAGATTGCTGCGGCGCTAGTGAAGGCACAAAAAGCCTTTGGCCCTGCGCTCAAGACCAGCACAAACCCACACTTCAGGAGTCGTTACGCAGACCTAGCTGCTTGCGTAGAGGCTGTGATGGATGGGCTTACAGCCAACGGTATCTTTTTTACGCAAAAAGTAGCCCCTTCAGACACAGGTGTCCTAGTAGAGACCGTGTTCATCCACGAATCAGGTGAGACTTTATCATGCGGCCAGATCCATGTGCCAGCATCAAAGCACGATGCACAGGGCTTTGGCTCTGCGCTGACCTATGCTAGGCGCTACTCCCTGATGGCAGCCTGCGGCATCGCACCAGAAGACGACGATGGCAATGCAGCCAGCAAAAGAGGCGGCGCAGAGGACGAGAAGTTTGAGCAAATGTACCTTGACAAGCTCAGGGAAGCTGCGATGAGCGGCCTGGACGCACTGGCTACGGCGTTTAAAGAGATCCCCAATACTCCTGCCAAGTCTCGGGTCTGGGCAAAGCACCAAGAAAGCCTGAAGCAAGCCGCGCAGCAGGTGAAAAAGTGAGAGACATGGAACTGACCGTGACTCGGTACAAAGTCGAGGACGCCCAGAAATGGCGCGAGGAGGTCCAGACGCTGCCGTTTATCTCATTCCCGGCTGAGTGGCAGATTCAGATCATCCCTCCTTTTTCGGATGCCGTAGTCAGGTTCCGGGTCAAGCTGCCCTCAGGGTCAGAAAAATCCATCTATCTGGACAAGCGCAACTCCCTTGGCTACTGGAAGACGGTGGGAGAGGGTTACTGGGAAGTCCACCCATACCGGGGGGATGTGGGCAGATGTGACACCAAAGACATCCCTGAGTTACTGAGGATGATTGGAGATGAACAGGAGTTTGAGGATGACTGAGCAGCGCACAGACGAATGGTTCCAGCAGCGCCTGGGCAAGGTCACGGCCAGCAGCCTATACAAGGTTTTGTCCAAGATCAAGACCGGCTATGGCGCTGATCGGGGTAACTACATGACTCAGCTAGTCCTGGAGCGCATTACAGGCCAGAAAGCCGAGTCCTACACCAACGCATCTATGCAGTGGGGCATTGAGCAGGAGCCGCTTGCCAGGGCCGCGTATGAGGCCTCTAGGGGCGTTTTTGTCGAGGAGGTAGGGTTTATCCCTCACCCAACGATAGAAATGGCTGGAGCGTCCCCTGACGGGCTTGTAGAAGGCGGCATGGTCGAGATCAAGTGCCCCGACTCCAAGACCGCCCTGGAGTGCTGGCTGTCCAAGAACCCTGTCGAGTCCAAGTACTTCGCTCAGATGCAGTGGCAAATGCGCTGCGCTGACCGACCCTGGTGCGACTATGTGGTGTTCGATCCACGGATGCCGCCAAAAGCTCAACTGCTGGTCGTTAGGGTTAATCGGGATGACAGGTGGTTAGAAGAGGCTGAAACTGAGGTCAGGAAGTTTTTGACTGAAGTGGATGAGAAAGTGCAAGCATTGAAATCAATCATTGGAGAATGAAATGAGTAAAGTTCTGAAAGAAATCAACACCATCGTAGGCGAGTACAAAAACGCCCAGGGCGAGACCAAAAAGCGCTACCTGCGTATCGGCTCGATCATCGAAACCCGCAATGGGGCCATGCTCAAGCTGGACTCTATGCCGCTCAAAGAGGGTGGCTGGGACGGCTGGGCGTACATCAACGATCCCAAGAAGACAGATGAGGCTCCCAAGGGCAAAAAAGGCTCTGGGTTCGACGATCTGGAAGACTTGCCCTTCTAACCATGAACTACGCCAACATTGATAAGAGCGACCGCCTGAAGAGGGTTGCTGATGTGCTGGCCCAGAGTGGGGAACTCTCCACTCTTGACATCATCAAAAAGGCTAATGTCTGCGCTGTCAACTCAATCGTTTCCGAGTTGCGCCAGAACGGCTACGACATTACCTGCCAACGCAGGGGTGAGAAATGGTTCTACAAACTGGAGAAAGCATGACTGATACACGCAAAGAAGTCTTGATTGGCCTGGACAACATGAAAAGCATTTTCATATCAACGTCCTTTGACAACAAGTTAATGGTTTCCTTGAACATTCAGGGCGGGTATGCATATGTCCACCTCACTGACGAGAAGGTCGATCAACTCATAGAAGCTCTCGTAGCCTTCAGGAAGGAACTGGCATGAAAAAGGTATTTGCTGGATTAGCAATCGCTCTTGTCACGACTGGAGCCTGGGCATCTTGTTCGACACAGACGATCATGTACGGTGGCCGTATGGTTACTTGTACAACGTGCTGTTACTTCGGAAAC